AGAGGAAGTTCAGAAAGCTTTAAGTATCGACTAATACAATTCTTTTCTGATCAGACGGTCTGCTTGTTTCTCCATGTCTTGTATTTTCTTAGATATAATCCGTATTTCTTTTACGAGCATCTTTAAGAGCTCTTCTGGACTATCTATTTCCTCTTGTTTGTAGTTCATCTATTCCTTAATTAGATCTATAAACGATTGAAAGTTAAGTACGGCATAAGCGCCTCTTCTGTTCTTTTTAATTACTAATACAGGAACACGATCTTCTGCATTAGTCTTTGCCTGATCTATACTATCCCACAGGCTTAATCTCTCTTGGTTTTTGCATTCAAAGCTATATCGTATTGCTTGCTTCGCTGCAGGGGAAAGAACAATGTCTTCCCCCGGCATACCCATCGTTTGAGACTTGATATCATCCGGTGAAAGGGATCCAAATGCATCAATTAATGCGTCTCTTACGTGGTTCTGAAGTCTCCTACCTTTAGCTTTTCCGCTTTTAGGAGTACCCATCTCTTATTCCTCTATATTTAAGGTTACTGATTCTCGGTACTCTCTCCTTGGGTTAAGCCATGTATTGACCGACCCAAGCAATTCGAATATTTCAGATTCTTCTGGCATATTTTTGTTTATATCTTCTCTTATAGACATCAACCATTGGAATATTATTGTAGCTTCATTTATTTTCCAATGCAATGCCTTGCCATTGATCTCTCTTATATCATCTTCCATTCTACTCCTTTATCTTCATTAACCACGACTGAATGTCAATGGCTTCTTTTTCTACTAACAATTTATTAAAATCCTTATGAGCAGTTGACCCCACAAGTGCATACGCTACAAGGCTTGCTATCTTCATCGTCAATGAGTGACTGATTTTCACGTTGTACTCTTTTGATTGTGTTTCCAATGATAGTGTCCCTTTCTTTATCTGTTAAAAGTATATTATTTACACGCTCTTTTCTAGATTGTTGTTCCCTGATATTTACATCTATATCGAGTGCGAACTCTAGTGCTTCTATCCACCCTTGATTATTAGCCCAATCCATTTCATCCATAGGCTTAGTTCCATCACGATCATTGTATTCCTTTTCTAAACACTCCTTTATTTGCTCCTTAGTCTTCATTAAAAAACCACTTTCTCTTTTTATTTTTAGATCCCATTTCTTTAATGGCACACTTCTTGCATATTTCATATTCATATGCAGGTACAAGTGCTGCAATGGCCGGATGTGGCCTGCGAACAAAAACATTCACAGGCTTTATCCAACTTGTACTACAGCCTTTGCACTTAAAGCTAGCCCTCTTCTGATTCTGATTGCTTAGAGTTGGCAAATTCTTCAACTATTAGCTCCAGTTCATTTATTTGTCTAAACAAATCAAGCATACGCTTTGCAGTTTGTTCTCTAAATGCATTCATGCTATCTTTCCAATCAGCATCATCAGCCATTCTATCTTGCATACTCATACTGTTTCATCTCCTATTGCTTGATACGATACTTCGCCAGTATCTGGGTTAAATATAGTATTATTAGTCTCACTATCAGCTAAAAACTCTTCTACTCCCCATTCAACATTAGCTTCACCTTCAGCCATTGCCCATAATAGGGTTAGATATACAATAGCATCTTTAATCCTACCACGTACATCTTCTCTTTGAGATGTGTGCCCATTAACATGAGCTATAATGCCATCCATATGTTTCATTAAAAATGTCATTAGCACTTTATCCCTTGTTGTACTTAATTGCCTTGCTGTTCTTTCAAAGTTTGCAAATACATTAATTACATCATGAGCATACTCCTTTTGTCCCTCATCTCTTGTTTCTTTAATCTCATCAATGATTTCTGCAAAGAACTCATCGTATCTATCTTTTGTCATTAGTACTCTCCAATTACTGCTAATTCATTCTTAATTAGCTTGTTGTTTATTACTTCTAGCTTCATGTCTACATGCTCACGTTCTCTATTAGCCTCACACCTAATGCGTAATTCTTCAATAAGTCCTGTCATCTTACTCTTAGATGGTATAACTGATAGAAGTTTATTAGTATTATATGCTGTTCTAAATGAACCTTTAGCTGAAGCAACATTCATATTGCCTTCATGGAATGCACCTTTAGTAATCTCACTAACAGTGAATACTACTATATTATGCTTAACTGCAACTTCCATTAATGCTTGTGATGCTTCCTCTGTCTTCATGTTCGGATCTCTATGCTTAGATTTAAATAATCCCATATGATCAACCACTACTATTTCAGGTTTCGTTGATAGCATTGATATACGCTTATCTAGTTCATTTGCATATGGACATGAATAGTCAACTGTAAGCCAGCCGAATCTTTCATCCATACCATTTTTACCTTTAGCATAGTGAGCTCGTAACTCTTCTTCACTCCAGCCCATCTCTATCTGAACAAACCTAGACCATATTTGCCTTGGAGACATTTCCATCTCTATAAAGTATGTAGGTCTCTTAAACCCATTCATAAGATTCTGTAAGAACATAGTCTTCATACTCTTAGGAGGAGCTTGAACAACAACTACTTCACCTGGATATATAGGAAAGTTTTCACCTGGCCATATATCACCAAAGTCAAGAGGCTTCTGGTTGCTTGTTAAGAAATTAATCAGTGATGTTTCCATAGTGTTGGAGTCCATAACTGTCTGGTTTTTCTTGGACTTATAGAGTTTGCATGTATTTTTACAATGGTCATCCATGATCTTATCACCACAACCATATCTATTACCTGATCCACCATGTGCATCATATGCACTATTAACTATACTTTCCATTTCTTTAGCTTTAAATGGTGATTCAGGGTCATCAACTTGTTGTCTCCATTGCTCCATTATAACCTGCACAACAGATTCTGGATATAGCCATCTAAACCAAGCACTTAATCGCAATGCTGTAGCATGCCTTGATCCACATTCTTTACTGGATAACATACTATTTATACATGGATAGTTTACTGGGTCTGGCGTTCTCCCTTGTGATATAAACTCAGGTTCTTTTTGTTGATCAAACTTAACTCTCTCCATTACATCAAATACTGGATCACATTCAAGTTCAAAATCAGATACTGGACCTGGATGTCTAGCTATTTTCTGTAGATGTTCTGTTATATATGCATTATCTAGATCTTTACGATTTATCTCACGCTTCCATAGACCTGCTTTAAGATTCATTGTATTTACAACTCTTATTAGCCTTGTCTTATCTGTTACAGATGGATCTGCAAAATCAAATATACCTGCATTAGTTAGCGCGTCTTTGACCTTGAGATGCAGATTAGCATCAGGTTTCCACCTAAAAGCAGAAGATGGTATACCGACATGAAATCCTTTATTCCCACTAAAATAAATACGATAAGGAACCCCAAGATCATCCAATAGCATGAGTAGTCCAATTGTTTTTTGTCTGGCATTTTCAAGGTCAGTTTTATCCTTTCCATCTACATCTAATATAAATTCGTCAGGTATATAAACTAAGCCATCGAAACCAGATAAAGTGTGTTTATTCGCAAAGAAATTAGTAATCTCATCATCAAATTCATATAATGACATATAGGTATCTTTGTCTATATTCATCCAGTCACATACACTGGAGCTATCTTGGAAATAATGTCGCTCTGATAACCCAAAAGCAAATTCTTTAATCATTTATTACTCCTTATTAAAATAATGCAAGGTGCGCTAGTTGTCTTAGTAGGATACACCATACCCTGCATTATTATTATCTATTTAGAAAGGAATGTCACTTGTGGCATCCTCAGTGGTTGCAGTCTCTTCATGAGGCACATCCTTTAGTTTAGGTTCAACCCATTTACTAAAGAATGATTCTGCTTTACCTTTAAAGTATTGTACGTCCTTAGCATCAAACTTATCCACTACATTAGCGAACTCTGTTGGTGCTACGTTAGGTAATACTCTGGTAAACTTACCATCTTTATAGAAATATGCATTAATTACTTTACCTTTTAATGCTTCTTCACTATCATCAATCTTAAGCACAGTATCACCTTCTGCACTCTCTAATGCATCTGTAATACCAGCATTAGCAAAGCGATATAGATTGCCTATTGCAAACTCTTCACCATCTTTGCCAACCTTAGCATACATACGCATATTAAAGTTATCAGGATACCCTTCAAACCATACATCAATATACTTAGAGCCATTCCATTCTCCGTATGCTGCATTAGATATTGTTAATGTGTGCCATCCTTCTGTCCAGTTGCCTGAACCTTTCTTTGGTAGTGTTAATGTTCTTGCCATTACTAACCTTTCTTGTTTACTTGATCACTCGGACGTGGAGCACGCTTTACAGCCTGGTTGCCATCGTCGTCTGCTTGTGCTATACCTACCATTGAACTTAGTAAGTATCGTCTTCCATATGTAGTAGCCGCACCTATACCATGAGCATCTTTCTTTGCTATAGGCATACGTATCTCACTCTTTATCCATTCACCTGAACTATGCATTAATGTTGAGGTAATATAGAATCCATTATCGCTATTATCCCACCTATTACCTTGAACTAATGCTATTCCATGTTTATTTAATGCAGGCATTGCAGTCTCTAGCACTGATGCTAGTGATGCATACTTACTATTAAAGAATGGATTAGTGCTTTTAGCTTCTACCATTGTCATCTCACCTTGGGCCTTAGCTAATGCTCCAGCTATAGCTCCAACAGTTTTAGATGTATTCTCTTCGACCATTATATAATCAAATGGTCCTTCACTGGGGTCGATATAATCTTCCACAGTGGTGGTTCCTTCATTATCTGACATTTAAGTCTCCTACGTTTTAGGGATTAGTTGAGAAGGGGGCAAATTCATAGGAATCTACCCCCAGGGTTACACACAAATAAGGAGTATCAGTGTTGTAATTATAGTATAATTTACACTGTCATCGTTGACTTTTCCAATAACATATTTGGAAAGTTGAACGAAAATTCCTTGTTGTAAGGTTGTCCTGTTGCTAACTTGCGAACTGCATTAGCTATAAAGCTACCACTCATAAATGCGCAGTATGCTGTAGCCTTTGCAGCACAAGGTTCAGGAGATCCTTGACTATCTGAGTACCATGTTTTCTTGTATTTACCTACAGTCGGTTTATCAATGATATACTGTTGATAGTGCTCTGCCCCCATCCTGCCGTCTATTAAGTGTTTAGGCTTAATAGTAGGATTTGAGCATAAAGCTTCCACTGCTTGTAATCTTGCTGCCATAGAGTCAAAACCTAATATTGCAATGTCTGATTCTCCTTGAGGATAAAACTCTGAGAACCTTTCATTGTAAGTATAGATATTTGGGACACCTATAGATTCTAAATGATCTTTTAATGCTAAGACTTTAGGTTTACCTATATCATTAATAATATATTGTGAAACTCCAAGGTTTACATTCTCTACTGTATCCATGTCATATAAACAAAAGTTAGAAGCTCCCATTCTCGCTAATTGCATGGCAGTGGAGCTACCTATAGCCCCACAACCAAGAATATGAAAATGAAAATCCCCTAAATTGTTTACCAATCCACTTGATCTTTCATTAATCACTAGTATATACCTCCATAGCTTTGATTAAAATACCATTCATCTTTCTTATCATCAATTCCTTCTTCAGATAATACTGTAGCCATATCTTCAGCAGAATATAATGGTTCAATAAAGTCTTCAGACTTACGATGAATAACATCTTTCTTTAGCTGAGCTTCAGTTATCACATCATCTATATACCAATCATTAAGATTAAGATTAAATGCATTAACAATCCTCATCCAGCCTTTAAAATCAAGCTCACCAGCTGCAAACCTATAGTTAATAGATGTAACTAGTTCTATGGCTTTTTTAGCTTCCATATCTGAGTCTACATCAACAGCTTTGATTAAAGATGTCTGCTGAGGATTATATGGAGTGTATTTAGTTTGTTTATGATTCTTGCCATATACAAAATTACGTTTACTACATAACTTTTCAACATCATTCAATACTTTCTTAGGCATCTTTCTCTCTTTGCCTTCAAGTAGCTCAACCTTTGTATCTATATGCATCTCAAATGGCTTCCAGCATGAAACTCTAAATATATGCTTGCCTTTAAGGTTTATTACTAGAGCAAAGCTA